TTATGCTGCATGCAGCGTGCGAGAGAGGTGAGACATCATGGCATAACGCAGTGCGGCATAACGTGTGGCATGATGAATGCGCTGTTTTTTCAAGCGAAAGGTGCGCATTGCTTCTGTGGCATGATAATGACAAGCACGCATGAGATCGCTCACGCTGCTATTTTGAAATTGCACACTCAATTCAATGGCGGTGCGCACAATGTTATCTTTCTCAGTTTGAGGCAGTGAGTTAAAAAGTTGATAAAAACGTTCTTGCTTAATCATCGAATCACCTCGAGCTTATGGGTTATAAAATATAACTTAATTATAACTTTGGTTATGAGGAAGTCAATAAAATTGCAACAAAGCACATAATAAAAACCCTCTGATCAATGAGATGAGAGGGCAATGAATAGGATGGAGAGTCCTGAATGTTATAACAATGTTGCGTACCAAAACACGCGGCCAATGACAGTGATCTGCTCTAACGGCACATCAAAGGCGGGATATTCCTCGCGGTTGTAGGATTCAACCGTAATGAGGCTGCCGGTTTTGTGTTTGAGTTTTTTCATTTGTAATAAACCATCATTGTTAATGGCGTAAACATCACCATCGATGATTTTTTGATGGGTTAAATCAATGCCCACCGTCGAACCATTTTTAAACACAGGCTCCATGCTATCGCCTTTGACCGTGACGCAAATGGCATCTTTTGGGGAAACATTGCCTTCTCTGAGCATGCTGCGAGAAAAGCGAATGGTGCGCCCTTCATAATCATCAAGTTCAGTGGCGCCATGTCCTGCGGACAATTGCACATCTTTATAAAACGGAATGAGCACATCGTCATCATCTTCTGTTGGGGCTTTGCTGCTGAACTGTTCTTCCCCAAACAATAACCAATGTTCTGGCACATTAAAATAGTTGGCAATTTGTGGTAAATAGCGGCTGCGCTTGGTTCTGCCTTGACAAATTTTTGAGATGGCAGCTTGAGAAATTCCCACATCATGGGCGAGAATTTCTTGAGAAATTTTACGTTCATCAATCAATAAATTGATGCGATCGGCAATGTTTTGCATATAGACTCTCCTTGTGAAGTTATCAATATAATTTAAAGTTATAAAAATAACAAGGCAAAAGGCGCATGGCAACGGGATTTTGCCCATAATGTATAATTTTTTCGCTTGAAAAAAAGAGAAGCCGACCCATATTGATAGACGTTAAATTATCGACATTCAATTTATTGGACACTTGGAGACATTATGAGCCAAAAAGAGACCTTACAATTTCAAACAGAAGTCAATCAATTACTCAAACTCATGATCCATTCCCTTTATTCGAATCATGAGATTTTTTTGCGCGAACTGATTTCAAATGCCTCCGATGCATTAGATAAGCGCCGCTTTGAAGGATTGACCAATGCTGCATTGATCGAAAATCAAGGCAACCCTGAGATTTTAATTCAGATGGATAAAGCCGCGAAAACTCTAACCATCAGCGATAACGGCATTGGCATGACGCGCGATGAGGTGATTGAAAACATCGGCACCATCGCAAAATCTGGCACAAAAGCTTTTTTAGAGCAATTAACCGATGAAGATAAAGATGCTTCCCAATTGATTGGTCAATTTGGTGTGGGTTTTTATTCTGCCTTCATTGTGGCCGATCACGTGACTTTAACCACGCGTAAAGCGGGTGAGCCTGAAAACAGTGCGGTGATTTGGTCATCGGCTGGGGAAGGGGAGTTCTCGTTAGAAGCCACCACAAAAGCGCGCGCAGGGACAGAGATTGTGTTACACATGCGCGATGAGCACAGTAACTTATTGAATGAATGGTCTTTAAAACAGATCATCACCAAATATTCTGACCACATTGCCTATCCTGTGATGATGGAAGTGGAAAAAGTGGAAACAGTGCCCGCAGAAAAAGAGGGCGAAGAACCCACAACGACAACAACGGTTGCCATTGAACAAGTGAACTCTGCCACATCCATTTGGCAGCGTGATAAAAAAGATGTGCCAGATGCGGATTATGAAGCATTTTATCAACACATCAGCCATGATTATGACAAGCCTTTGACATGGTCACGCAATAAGGTGGAAGGGAAAGTCTCTTACACATCTTTATTGTATATTCCAAGCCATTCTGCGCAGAACATGTGGGAACAAAACAGTGAATATGGCTTACAGTTGTATGTGCGCCGCGTATTCATTATGAATGCGAATGAGAAATTGTTGCCCCGTTATTTACGCTTTGTCAAAGGTGTGGTGGATACGGCAGATTTACCGCTGAATGTGTCGCGTGAGATTTTACAATCCTCTTCAACCTTAGATGCCATCAAGCAAGGTGTGACGCGTCGCGTATTGTCGATGATTGAAGCATTGGCAAATACGGAGCAAGAGAAATTTACGCAGTTTTATCAAGCCTTCAGCCGCATCTTAAAAGAGGGCATTGGCGAAGATCATGGTAATAAAGAGAAAATTGCCGGTTTATTGCGCTTTGCTTCCACGCAAACGGATGAAGAGCAGGTTTCTTTTGCCGATTACATCAGCCGCATGAAAGAAGGGCAGGAGAACATTTACTTCATCACCACTGATAATCTCAATACAGCGAAAAACAGCCCGCACTTAGAGATTTATCGTGAAAAAGGTTATGAAGTGATCCTCATGACGGATGTGATCGATGATTGGATGATGGGTTATTTATCTGAATTTGAAGGTAAAAAATTCGTCAATATCGCCAAAGGTGATGTGCATTTAGACAATGATGAGAAAAAAGAGGATGAAGAACCTCAATTAGATCATGAAGAGAAGGCCATCATTGATAAATTGACACATGTGTTAGGCAACCATGTGGAAAAAGTGAAGGTGTCTAAACGCTTGACCAATTCAGCCTCTGTGCTTGTGCGTAATGAATATGCATTGAGCAGTCACTTTGAAAAAATGCTCAAAGAAGCTGGGCATGATGTGCCAAACATGAAGCCTTGGTTAGAGGTGAATGTGAAGCATCCGCTCGTTGAACGCATCGCAAGAGAGACAGACAATGCGGTTGCCGATGATTTGGCGATGTTGATCTATGAAGAGGCATTATTATTAGAGGGATCACAGCTTGAAAATCCATCAGAATTCGTCAATCGCCTCAATCGATTGATGAAGTAATGCGCAAAAGGCAAAAACGATCATTAATTAATCAGTTTTTGCCTTTACTTTTTGAAAAAGTCCCTTATAATACATGCTTCCTGATTACGGAGAAGTGGCCGAGAGGCTGAAGGCGCGCCCCTGCTAAGGGCGTATACGTTAATAGCGTATCGAGGGTTCGAATCCCTCCTTCTCCGCCAGTTAGACTGTCAAAAGCCCCATTTTATGGGGCTTTTGCATATTTAGCGTTTAGAAATACTCATTACTGTACTCATTAATGTTTTTGTCAAAAATTGATTTTGATCAATATTCGTATCTACGTTTCCATATTTTCACGTATCCACTGCTCAATATCTCTCTTGTACCATCTATTTGTTGATCCGAATTTCTTTGGGATTGGAAAAGTGCCTTCTCTCATTTTGGACTCGATGAATGATTTACTTAAACTAGTTAACTTGCAAATTTCCTCCATATTCATAATCTTGTATTGATCTGGCGAGGTGATTGCACTTAAATATTCTTCAAATTTTTGGTCAAGATCTTTGATTAGTTGAACTATATTTTCTAAGTTTTTTAAATCCGCCTCTTGCTTTAATTTTTCAGCGCGAATGATGCGATCCATTTCTCGTAAAGCGTCCATATTATCTCTCTTTTACACAACTGATATATGCCGATGCTACATCTTTAGGGCTAATATGCATTTGATTGATCAATGCTTCAGCTTCAGATGGTGATAAATATGCAGATTCATATTTATGTACTCTTTTATTGACCATCATGGTTGCCGATACCGAGATTTGTTCACCAATCGTTGATGTTGAAATATTGACAAATTTGGCATTGATCACAGATTTAATTTTAATGAGTTCACCACGTTGTTGATGACGAATTTTAGCTTTACATTCTTGATTAACCTTTAATGTATGTGCCAGTAGTAAGCCATCAATTTTTGAAGGGGAATTTTTAGTCGTAACATTACTGCGGCGTTTTCTCTCTGTGGTTTTTGGAGGGTTCAGCTTTATACGTTGTGGCGCTTTCTTAACTTTTGGCTGAGCTGTATCATTATTTTTTGCTGCTTTTTTGTTGTGATGATACTTGGAACGCCTTTTGTTATCGCATACTTTGCAATGTGATTGAAGGCCATCTAATTTTGCTTTGTTTTTGTAAAATTCACTACTATGTTTCATGGTGTTACATGTTTTACATAACTTCATCATATGATTACTCTCCATCGATTAATATAATTCATTATCTACAGTGGAATATCTGAATCTGGTGCATCAAAGTCCTCATTCATTAATGCATTCATATCGTGTGAGGTGAGCGCTTTTTGTTCTGCAGCTATGGCTTTGGGTGTTTGTGTTTTTGGTAGATCTTGGTTGGTTTCATAATCACCATTTTCACCGAATGCGGCGCCTTTTCTATCCAACATTTGCAAAGTGTTGACAACAATTTCTGTTGTATAACGATCTTGACCTGTACTGTCTGTCCATTTACGTGTTTGTAATTGACCTTCAATATAGATCAAAGAGCCTTTACGAAGATATTGACCAGCAATGTCAGCTAATTTCCCAAAGATGACTAAGCGATGCCATTCTGTGCGTTCTTGAGGCTGTCCTGAATTACGATCTTTCCAGTGTTCAGATGTTGCAATCGTCATGGTTGCCACTGCATTGCCATTTGGCATGTATTTAACGTCTGGATCACGCCCTAAGTGGCCCAATAAAATCACTTTATTAATTCCACGTGCCATTATTTGCCACCATTTAACCAATGAGAAAGAATACGGGCCTCATGTTCTGTATCATGTATAGCACAGTGCGGATTACCATTTTTAAATTGTTGACGATCAATGCCAAAGAAAGTTTCTAAATCGCGGATGCAGTGTGTGCGAGTGAATGCGTATTCATGCATGAATGGATACGAAATATTATTTTGCATTGCGTAACTGGCTAGAATCGTGAAATCAAAATCTTTTCCACGTGACCAATAGTGAACCTCTTGTTCATCACGAATGATTGCTTCCAGTGCTTGTTTAAAGTAATCTGCTGAATTAAGCGGCGCTTCAAGTGAGGCTCTTAGTTGTGAGATATAATTATCTTTGTTGTGTTCAATATGCCAGCGGACTGTTTCTGGGCAGGCGTCTAACTCGTTTTGTACACCTAAACTAAAAGTGAATCCTGCACCGCCGGATAATCGCCATTGTTGATCTTCAGGGTGGTATTTGACAAGCGTATAAGCGGCTTGAAGGATAGGGCAAGTCCCTTTTTTTAACATGCTGGTTACAGTGCCGAGTGTTTCGATATCAATAACCACATGGACAATATTTGTATTATTTCTCATAATTTCCTCATTGGCGATGTTGAACGCCTAAGCATTCAAGAGCTTTATCTCTGATTTGTTGGAATGTGTCGCTTGGATTAAGTGCATAAAGAGTTGTATGGCCATCTTTATAAATCGCTAGTTCTGATGTGCCGTCATCACAGTTATGAATCGCCGCGACTCCGTTGTTAATGGATAGAATTTGATTGACCATGGTCGTTACTTCTCCATGAATGAAATGGTGATTGCATATTTACCAAATGACCAAGCAAAGCTCTTTAGGCTAAATTGGTTCATTGCAAACCAGGTTTTGGCATCAGCTAAGTTATCAAACGATATGAACTTCATTAGTATCTCCAGCATTTAATTGTGTGCGTGAGATGAATAATAGCAAAAGTATTTATATAGTCAATAACGATTGTAATTAATATTGCTATCTATTTTGATTGTTATTGTTTTTATTAATAGTTTTTGTATTTGCCAGGCAATAAAAAACCACCCGGAGGTGGTTGTGCGCTAGTGAGTATTTTAATTTTCTGAAACTGAATTGTAGATTATGGTTATTATTACTGAAATAATCATAATTGTTTGGATTAGATTGATAACTATGAAGACAAACAGGATTTTAAAAATAAATGAGTGGCTAGATAAAGCTAGTATTGATATCAAAAAGGTAGCTGATAAGAATAATATTGTTATAATACAATGTATTAGGAATATCTTAAGATAGCCGTTATCTTTATATCTTAAGAAAATATCTGATTTTGTTGCAGTAAAAAATATAGCCAAAGAGGCAGCTAAAAAACCTAGCAAAGTAAAGGCAAATGATGATGCAATACTTACGATAGTTGTTTTTTGAGGATATAGTCCAAATACGACTAAGTGGGGAGCAATCAGGCACTGATAGGTAGAGAGGCTAATTACACCAAGTATTACTGGAAATAAAATTAGTAATACTATGAATATTGTGCTCCTTGCCTTTGTCATTTCTCTTGCTCCTAGTTAGTACATCTTGAAGACTTGGATTACGTAGAATTGTCTCTACAATTTTTGAGTTTGTATCGTAATCCTTTTTGCTCTTTTCGATTGTATCAGAAAGTACCCCTGATTCATTGATGTAAAAATCTCTAAGGTTGTCAGCTAGGTCTTGTTTACCTCTGATAATAAATTTATCCGCATCCACATATTCTTCTAGTAAATAGGATGTGGCTTCATCGATACTTTCATTTTTTTCTGACTTTAAGACTAGCTCAAAGTATGAAAGATTTTTAGTTGGCATTGGAGCATCATGCCCCATAAGATTTTTAAAATCTTGGTAATAAGTTCGTTGTACGGGTACTTTTACATAAGCTCGAGATATAAATGCAAGTGATTTTGCTTCATCTTTAGTGAGTGAGGTCAGCAAAGGTTCAGCTTCAAAAATAATGTTAGAATCTATTTGTTTTATTAGAGCATTAATAAAATCAGAAAAATATGAAACCCCAGGGGAGAGGTAGTTGCTAGAAAATGCTAAGTAATCTTTTCCTACATATACATACGATGAGAAGCCAAGATTTTCATCATCTTTTAATGTTTCTCTGATATCTTCCAATGTCAGGCTATTACTGTCGATTTTATGAATAAATGTATCATTTCTTGTTCGAGTAAAAAAATATAATGATTCTTCTGTTGTTTCTATAAGATATAAATTATCACCAAAGATAGTAAACTGGGATTTAAATTTTTTTGGTGCTTTTTTTGTAAAGGCATTCAGTAGGTTTTGTATATTATAATAAATAATATTGTTCTGACCATCTTTAAAGTTGTATTTAAAATAGTTGATTTTCATATTTTTTAGTATCTCTTTGTTTAAATTAAAACTCTTCTCGTTGGTATGCGATTACTCTACCAATGATGGTCACTTCTGATAAAGGTACTTCAAAAGATCTATATATTGGGTTTTCCGATTCGATTAATACCATATCACAAGGCATCCAGCGTAATGTCTTAATAAAATCTTGCCCATCGTAATGTATTGCGAAAACTTTACCATCTTCTAGCGTGTTATTGGCTGAGTCTATAATGACAATGCCGCCACTTTCGAATTTTGGTGACATGCTATCCCCTTTAACATCGATGCTAAAGATTTTCGATATATCTGTACTTCTCCTTTTAAGGAATGCTTTTGAGAACCATAATTTGGCGCCACAGTATGGCAAGTCAGAATTTACAGCACCTGTACCTGCTGATAATGAAAAGCCATTTAAATAAGGAATCGCGACAATTTCATCGGTTAGAGGTGCAGATTCATCCCATTCGCCGACAGGTATTTTTGATATTTCTGCATTACTCATCTCTTTTCCATGTAATAGCCAATCTGGTGATACGTCTAATGCATTTGCGATATCTACAATTTTAGACGATCCCTTATTTCTGCCATTTTCTATAAACATAATTGTTGGCTGAGTAACACCAGCGAGTTCAGCAAGTTTGGCCTGAGATAGCTTTTTGGCAGCTCTAGCCTGTTTTAAGCGATCTTTCAATTCCATAGTTACCTCAAACAATTAAATTTATTCATTATTTAAGTTTATAACAATAGTTATTGTTCTACAAATTACATTTGCTATTGAAATATTAATAGCATTAGTTATAATCATTGTTATTTTCAATAACAAAGGTGGGTAATGAAAGCAAAATTAATGGAGGCTATCGATAGAGCTGGAGGGCAAACGGCCCTCGCTAGAAAATTAGGTATTAAACAAGGGCATATTGGCTCTTGGGTTCATCGATTTAAGAAAGCGCCTCCTGCGGAATATGTTTTAAAAATTGAATCGATTACAGGTATATCAAGACATGATTTGCGTCCTGATGTGTTTGGTGAACAACCAACTAAAGCAGAAGAGGGGAAATGAGATGGAAAAACCGAAAAGAATTGGTAAACGTGAGCAAATTTTAATGTATCTGGAGGCGGGTAATCGTATTTCAGTGCATTCGGCAAAAGTGTTATTTCATACAACCGAATTACGTTCACGAATCAGTGAGCTCAAACGCCGCGGCCATAACATCACATCCGAGTATGTGAAGTGTCCTAAGACAGGGGCGATTTTTAAAGAATATTGGATTGCGAGGTAGTCCATATGAGTATGGAATTAATGGTTAAAGCAATGAAAATCAAAGTGGGTAATCCATTGCGTAAACTTGTTCTTTTGAAATTAGCGGACAATGCTAGTGATTTAGGTGAATGTTGGCCCAGCTACCAGCATATTGCTGATCAGTGCGAGATCAGCAAACGGTCCGTAATAGGACACATTAAAGCGCTGGTAGATATGGGCCTGCTTCGTGTCGAAAATCGAATCAGAAACAACGAGAAGCAATCAAATTTATACCATTTGACACTAGATAAATCAAATGATGTAGGTGGTGCAGGAAATGCACTAGGGGGTAGTGCAGGAGATTCACTAGGTGGTGCAGCATATGCACGAGGGGGTGGTGCAGGAGCTGCACATAGAATCAGTCACTCTTCTGAACCTATTAGTAGTGGTAGTAGTAATACAGACGAAAATATTTATCAGCAAATTATCGACAAATGGAACGCCGCAGGATTTACGCCAATTAAAGCAATCACTCCAGGCAGTCAACGCGATAAGTTATTAAAAGCCCGCATCAAGGAATTCACGCTAGAGAAAGTACTTGAGGCAATTGAGATCGCCAGTCAATCCAATTTTTTGAAAGGTGGCGGCGATAAAGGTTGGGTGATGGACTTCACGTGGTTTGTACGCCCTAACAAATTTATTCAAGTTTATGAAAACAAATATGCCAATCGTCCAGTAGCAGAAGGAGTTAATCATGCAACCCATTCAAGCAATCCAAACCGTAAATTGTCAGCACCCGAACGAGTACGGGCAGCAAATGAGAGAGCAAGAGCGCAAAGAGCAGCGCAGAATCCAAGCGCTTGAGCAAATTTGGGAATTCATGAGCCAAATGTATGGTGAGCTATGGATTAATTCTTTTGGTGAAGTGGCCAGTGAGAATTTGGCATGGAAAGCAGGATTGTCAGGACTCACAGTAAAGCAAGTAATGAGTGGTTTAGAGAAAGTTGCAAAGAGTGGCAAAACCTTTCCGCCAACATTGCCTGAGTTTTTAGCGTACTGCAAAGATGAACGTTTTGATTTTGATGTTTTGTTTGCAACATGCGTCTACTGGTCATCTGACTCAGCGCTTAAGCAACGCGGTTTACAAAGAACGCGAGAAGCATTATTCATCATGGGGATTATTGGTGGTGAGTTGCAAACAGCAACGCATGCAAAAGCAGAAGCATTGGTGAAAAAAGGAATTGCGGCGCTTGAAGAATATTTAAATGCTGGGGGTGAGTTGCCAGAATTTGTGATTGAAATTGAGCATCAGCCATTGCCAAAGCGTGGATTTAATTTTGAAGAGTTTATGAAGCAAATGGGGGAAGAGACATGCAATTAATTAAATCAATGGTGATGGTACGGGTTATTTATGAAAAAAAGTGAACAAAAGCATATGAGTAGAGTTGCGGATCTTGGATGTATCGTATGCCGTAATCTTGGATATGGTAGAAGTCCTGCTGAAATTCATCATATCCGTGATGGACAAGGCATGAGCCAAAGAGCATCTAATTATGAAGTATTACCACTTTGTCAAAAGCATCACAGGCAAAGTGGATACGGCGTTTCTTTTCATGATGGCCCTGAGGTCTGGCAAAGAAAATTTGGCACAGAACGTGCGCTCCTCGATCAGGTGAATCAACTATTAAAAGAAGAGGAGACATTATGGGTATAGCGATTGGCATTGATTGCGGTGTAAATACAGGCTTTGCAATCTCACAAAATCAGAAGCTCATTGTTGTGACTTCATATAGCATTTTAGATGCCATGGATATGTGTTTGGAATATCAAGATAAAGATCCCATTTTATACATTGAAGATGCTAGAAAACTCAGATGGGGTGGTTACAACAAAGGCAATACAGCAAGATTGCAGGGTGCTGGCAGTGTTAAACGTGATAGCCAAATATGGGAAGACTTTGCTAAAAAGCATGGATTTAGATATATGTTGGTCAGCCCAAAGTCGAATGCAAAAAAGCTAGATGCAGAACAATTTAATCAATTAACGGGATGGATTGGCCAAACGAATAACCACGGTCGTGATGCGGCAATGTTGGTATGGGGGAGATAGGGTTGTGATTGAACATGGCGTAATTAAAAAAGGTGGAGAGGTTGTTGGCTACCGTACACCTAAAAGTGAATTATTCATTGAGCAAAAACGAAAGCAAGTTGAGGCACGTAGTCATACGCGTGTAAAGTTAAAGCATGCGGATAGAGCATTAGAAATATGGGCAAGATGGCGATTAACAAGCATTGGCTATGGCGATTCGCCGATGGCCACAATGGATAATCCAAGAGTGCCGCCAAAAAGCACGCCACCAGTTGGTTGTCATGAAGCACCTGAAATGGCGTTGGCTGTGATTAGAGCATTTGAACAGATGAAGAATGGTGACAAAATTAATCGCCGCTATGCTGTGGTATTGAGTCAATTGTACATGGAGCGCAAGAATAATGAATCAATTGTCACAACCATCAAACGATTGAATTTAAACATTAGTATGTACCAAATCAGAAGGGCAAAAGAGCGGCTATCGGTATTGATTTAAATGTCTTTGAAGTATAATAGCCCCATAAATAGGGGCTTTTTTGTGTCTAAAAATAATAGAGGTGCGCATGTTCAGTAAGATTCATTGGAGGTATATTGTTGCTGGAATGGTTTCAGGATTGGTTGTGGTTGGTACGGCTTATTTGTTTTATTTGGCTGCGACAGATTGTGATAGTTTGCAGGAATATGGTTTGTATAAGTTTATAAAAGATCATGGATCTTTGATTGGTGCTGTCGTAGCTATATTAGGGGTTGCATGGGTTATTAAGGTTCAGAGAGAAACTACTATAAGTTTAATAGAGAATGAGAGATATATTTTAGAAAAACAAATATTTGAAGAGAGTAAGCGAATAGCATTAAGGAACTGTATAGAGATACAATTTCATTTTAGTGAATTAATTAAGGGTATTAATCTACCTTGTAAGACTTTTGATGGAAAAAATGATCGCACTACTAGTACATTCAACTCTCTTTTATCATCTATATCAGTACTTAGAGAGTTTATGTTAGAGAATAATTATGGGGGACTGCCTCTGATTGATTTGATCGATGAATATTTGTCAATGTACGAACTTATAGAGAATATTGATAATCGTAAAAAATACAATGTTCATTCTGGTGTGCCAATAAGCTTTAGTAATGATATTTTTGTAATTTCTACTTCGGCAATATTGAAAATAAGAATATTAGAGTCATTAAAGGAAATAGATATTATTTTTGGAGAAAAGCTTTTTGTTCCAGTAGATGAGAATATATATCCCTATCCTTCTAAAATAGAAGAATTTAAGCAATTAGAAATAGATAGTATTGATATGTTTATAACCACTACATTGTTTTTGAAGGTCATTGGTATTCAGTATTTATTAAGAATAATCAATAAAAAAAGTATTGAAAACTAAACTTCATATGGTAGTATATGAACATTGTCAAAGACTGTGTTTATTAAACGCGGTCTTTTTTATGCCTGAAATAAAGCATAAATATCAGGGACACATACGACTGCGACCATAGTGCCTTTAGCTCAGTTGGTTAGAGCGCTCGACTCATAATCGAGCGGCCGTTGGTTCGAGTCCAACAAGGCACACCAAATTTGTCCAGGATGCCTCTGCATTTATGTAAGCCCTGGCTATCTCTATTGATTACATTGTGGGGCGATTGATTATGAGAAAATGTAATACATGTAAAAAAGAGTTATTAGAATCATTCTTCAATGATCAATCAGGTGATGATTGTGTGTTATGCGCTTCAAAGCGAGTTGAAGTAGCTAAAGTTGAAAAACACACTTATGAAGAGGTTGAGGACAATAGCTGTGCAGGTGGTGCTTGTACGCTATAATTAGCTTTATTTGATTAAGATCTGATGATGAGAGATAAGATAGAGCAAGGAATTTTGTATTTCATTTATTTTGCAGTTATTTTTTTTGGTATCTCAATTGTTTTATTTCTTGGAAACGAAATATTTGGTGGGAAATTACTATATGATTTTTTAAAAGATCATGGATCTTTGATTGCTGGTATTATTGGTTTTATTGGTATATTTATTTTGGTTTGGAATCAAAATAAAACAACTAAAAAAATGTTGAGAAGCCAAGATGAATCAACTAAAGCGACAGTTGAGGCAACATTAAAAGCTATTTTATTAGAGTCTAGTGCAATCGAGAAAAGAGCGCATAAGATGGATATAGTTAAAATAATTTCCTGCAAAGATGAAATGCACATGACCATGATTAATAATAGAGGTTATCTAGTATATCGGGATTACCAGAATAACTTATACAAAATAAGAGAAGTGGCAAAGAGGTTGGTGTTCTTGATAATTAATAAGAATAATGCAGATCGTTATAAAGGATTGCTTTTTATTAATAGCTTTTTTATTTTTTATGATGAGCTGTTTAAGTTATCAGGAAGAGCGTTTGCATCTCAAATAGATCTTGATGTTGTTAATGTAAATGATATGAGGATAAATGCATTACAGCATCTGCAGGATTGGAGAGAATACACCAGAGATAAAGATAGAGATGAAATTATATTAAATAACATTATGTGTTTAAAGACTGAAATTAAGGTTATTCCTATTGTTGACGAGGTATCTAGCATGGAGACTGGACAATATAGGTTGAGTGATTTTTTTCTTTCGGAGATGAGCAAACCATTTCATATTATTGATATGGTTTTGCAGGATGTAATAAAATCTTTAGATAGTGAAGAGTAAAAAATTTATTAAGAATAGCCCCTTTAGTGGGGCTTTTTTGTGGGTGAAATATGGGGTTTAAGTTAGGGAAAAAATCAAAGAATAATTTAATCGGGGTTCATCCTGATTTAGTTGCAATTGTAGAACGAGCCATTGAATTGACTCAACAAGATTTCCAAGTTTTTGAAGGTGTTCGATCAATCACGAAACAAAAAGCCTATTATGCTAAAGGTACATCGACCACATTGCATGGTTCCCGTCATTTAATAGGCAAAGATGGCTATGCTCATGCTGTGGACTTAGTACCGCTGATTCATGGCCAACTTCGCTGGGATTGGGATGGATGCTATGCAATTGCGGAAGCTGTACGCCAAGCATCGATTGAATTAAAGATTCCTGTGCGTTGGGGCGGCGTTTGGGATAAGTTGCTTTCTGATATTCAGGGCATGACAACAAAGCAAGCGCAGCAGGCGTATGTTGATCAACGTATACGTAATGGCCAACGAGCATTTGCGGATGGTCCGCATTTTGAGTTACCATTGTCACCACAATATCCACAGTTTTAGATTAGCTGCCCTAAGTGTATAGCATCAGCATGAATAAATTTAAAATAGTATTTACCACCATTGGAATGATTATTGTATTGATATCAATCTTACATCAGTCTTATTGGATGTGTTCGATGGATCTTAATGACTACAATAAAAGATTCCCAGTCATATGCAAGACACTGAGCCCATTCGGATTTCTGTTTGGTGCTCAGTAGTTGTTCGAATAGCCCCTTAATTGGGGCTTTTTTGTGGACTAAACAGTCAGCACAAAAAGTTATCTAGATACGCATTTAACATTAGAACAAATAATTTTAGATCAAGTGAATAAGGTAGGCAAAGCAGTAGAAGCCTGCTAAGACGGCACTGTAAGAAATGCGCCAACACTTCTTACAGTAGTCAACTGACAGAACCAGTTAACCCATTGCGCATAAACGCAAGGCCGCCCCCTGCAGGGGCAGTAATTTTATCAGGTTAATATGGAAAGAAAAAAGAAAGTTTTAACAGAAGTGAGATGTGCAAATTGTAATAAGAAGTTATGTGATGCTGAATACAGCGTATTAAAAATAAAATGTCCTAGATGTAAGTCTATGAATGTTTTAAAGAAGTGAGTGCCTAGAGCGCCTAATGTTGAATGCCTCGAGCATCAAAACAATGAGGTGTTCATGAAGAAATATACAAAAGCTCCATTACCATTTTTAGGCCAAAAGAGAAATTGGCTGCGTTTGATTAACGAAATCAATTTTGATCATATGACTGTGATTGATCTATTCGGCGGCAGTGGCATATTGTCGCATGAGATCAAAAGAAATAATCCGAATGCTCGTGTGATTTGGAATGATTTTGATAACTATCAGGGGCGATTGAATCAAATTGAACAAACTGAAGCTTTGCGCCAAAAGATTGCCAAGGCGTGTAGCGTCTTTGAGAAAGGTACGAAATTAAGTGGGGCAGCCAAAGACGGCATACTCAAATTGATTAAAGAATCTGGTACAACAGATTTTATTACCGTGTCGAGTTGGCTTCTATTCTCAGGCAATTATTGCCACTCTTTTGATTCATTGGCCAACAAAACATGGTATATCAGTCCGCCTAAAAATCCGCTGAATGCCGAGGATTACTTATCCAATGTAGAACGTGTCAGGATGGATTATAAAGAGCTTTTGAGTTTATACCCTGGTCATGAAAATACGGTTTTTATTGCAGATCCGCCGTACATCATGACTAACCAAACGGGATATTCAGTCAAGAATGATGCAAGGTTTAAACTTGTTGATGCCATTCATTTATTCAAAGAGTTGGGATCTAGAAAGGCGGTTCTATTTTCTAGTACTAAATCAGAGTCTGATGAGTTATTAGATCTTATGGATATCAATGTGACAGAGCGCCATTCGTTGATTGTGAGCCCAATTCCTGATCGAAAATACGAAGATTTATGTTACAGAATTAATTTCTAAGATCAGTCATGCCACGGTTAGATGCTGCTAATTGTGGCATGCGCCTGAGCTTATATGGAGATTTAGATGGAAATAAAGCAGCTATTCACAAATGACAATGGGCGATTGAGTACGACAAATACTATTCAGATGATGAGTGCGATTACGTTATGTGGTGGATTCTTTGCTGCAATGTTTTTTGATCTGAATGTGCCAAGTGAATTGGCATTGATTATTGCCAGCATGGCGACTTTAACGGCTACATCAAAAGGTTTTGTTGCCATGAAAAGAGATAAAGATCATGCGTAAACTTAGATTGTATCTGCTGATCGCATGGGGCGTTTTAACCGCCTTTTTTTATGCCTTACTCAAAAGTAAGAACCAAAAGATCGAAAAACAAAAAGAGCAAATCAAGCAGCATAAAAGCAAACATGAGGAGCTGCAATTCATCAACGATCAAGAGAAGAAAACGAAAGATGATAAAAACAGTATCAATACTAGCAGTGAGTCTGATGTTGATAAGCTGCTCGAGCGCCACAAGGCATATAGAGATTGATTATGCGGCGATTAATTGCGCGGGATGGGAACGAGGGTCAATCAGCCGCAAAGATCAATTAACATTAGAAACAAAGAGATGGATTCTATCGCACATCATTAAATACGATAGAGATTGTAAACGCCCTATAGCGGCATAGATAAGGAAGCCGCTATGGCAGACAATTTAAAAACAGCATTTGAAAAATATCAGTTCTGGGCATTCACAGGTATGGCAAGCATCTTAGCCGGAATTGTCATAAGCTCACAAGCAGATACCAATAGACGCCAAGAAGAAACTCAACGTGAGATTGTGGCCATGTCAAAGCAGGTTGCGGTTGTTGTAGTTAAGCTAGAATCATATGAAATGGCACAGCGTTCACTTCAAGATGAGGTCAAGGAGTTGTCTAAAAGAGTTGGGGTGTTAGAGCGTGACAATGGTGAAATCAAACAACAACTCAGACAGTTAAGTAAATAATGGCTAAGTTAAAACGATTACAATCACGGTTAAAAGTCGAAAGCGGCAATCGATTGACTGTTAGTAATGGATCATGGCGTGATCATAAGCAAAGCAGTGCGAAGCGTGGTTATGGTTATAAATGGCAGAAGGCTCGTGAGTTATTTCTCAAAGAGAATCCTTTGTGTGTTTACTGTGAACGTAATGGGATCATAACCGCCGCGAATGTTGTGGATCACATTGAACCACATCGTGGTGATCAGGCTTTATTTTGGGATCGAAATAATTGGCAATCATTGTGTTCATCTTGCCACAGTTCAATCAAACAGAAAGAAGAAAACAAAGGTTAATATTTAACATTTGAGTGTTAAAGTTTAACAGGTTTTAACACCACTAAATAACCTAATAAAATCATATGGGTAGGGGGTATGGTTAAAGTTTTTTTGTGAGCTTTTTCTAGACCACCCCCCACCTCACGCACAAAAAAAATCCTGTTTTTATAAAATTGTTAAAGGTTTCACGGAAATGTTGAGCGATAAAAAGAAAGCATTTGCTCGTGGAATTTTGCAAGGGCTGAGTAATAAAGACGCCGCTATCCAAGCGGGTTATAGTGAAAATTCAGCAGCGCAACAAGGTTCACGTTTAGCAAAAGAAAAAGAGATTATTTCTTACATTGAGCAATTAGGCTCTGTTAAAGAAAAGTTAAATGAAAACCCAGCGGATTTTGTGCCTGTTGGGACGACTGAACAAATTAAACGCTACAAGGATACAAGAGATCCTCTTCAATTTTTATTAGATCGTATGGATGATGAATTTGAAGAAATGGGAACGCGAATGGAAGCGGCAAAAGCTGCATTGCCATATGTTCATTCTAAAAAAGGTGACATAGGCGTTAAAGAAAATCGTGCGAATACGGCAGAGGGGATTGCAAAAGGGGGTGGTAAGTTCAGCACAATGAAACCCCCAACGCTAAATTAATATGAAATGGACGACGGCATGTAAAGATTGGGAATCTAGAATCGTCAATAAGCAATCACTCATTCCGTGTCAGCCATTATTTCCCGAGCAATCAGAATTAGCATTACGGATTTTTAAAGAGTTGGTGCTAGTTGATGTGGCAGGAAGCCCAAAGATTGGTGATGTCACATTGGATTGGGTGTTTGATTTTGTTGCCGCGATATTTGGAGCTTATGATGCTCAAACAGGTGAGCGACTCATTAATGAGTTCTTTTTGCTGATTAGTAAGAAAAATACAAAATCAACGATTGCGGCTGGCATTATGCTGACGGCTTTGATTCTCAATTGGCGTAATTCTGCGGAGCTATTGATATTGGCACCAACTAAGGAAGTGGCTGACAACTCATTCATTCCCACGCGGGATATGATCAAAGCAGATCCCGAATTACAGGCGCTATTTAACATTTCAGAGCATACGCGCACAATCACACATCGCGTGACCAATTCAACATTAAAAGTTGTTGCCGCCGATACCAACACAGTGGGTGGTAAAAAAGCCTCATTTATTTTGATCGATGAAGTTCATTTATTTGGAAAAATAAATGGGGCAGAAAGTATGTTGCGAGAAGCTCGAGGCGGTTTAGCATCAAGGCCAGAAGGTTTCACAATTTGGTTGACAACTCAATCGGATGAGCAACCAAGTGGCGTGATGGCATCCATGTTGAATTATGCGCGAGCGGTTCGAGATGGCACGATTGATAATCCAAGTTTCTTGCCAGTTTTGTACGAATTTCCGAAAGAGTACATTGAAAAGGAAAAATATAAAGATCCTGAGTATTGGTACATCACGAATCCAAATCTTGGCGTATCTGTTAGTAAACGTTATTTGCTAACAGAATATGAAAAAGCTAAGGAAAGCGGTGAAGAGGCTTTAAGGGATTTCTTTGCTAAACACGCAAACATTGAGATTGGCTTAAACCTTAGAAATAAACGCTGGTATGGTGCGGATTATTGGGAACAACAGGCACTCAAGGTATTAACGCTTGATGAATTGATTGAACGCAGCGAAGTTGTGACGGTTGGTGGTGATGGCGGTGGACTTGATGATTTGCTTGGAATGGCCGTATTAGGTCGTGAGAAGAAAACCAAGAAATGGTTACTTTGGAATCATGCCTGGTGTCATGAAAAAGTTTTAGAAATTCGGGCAAATATCGCAGAACAGTTGAGAGATTATGAAAATGATGGGGATTTGACAATCATTAAACGCTCAGGTGATGACTGTAATCAATTTGGTGAAATTTGTGGGGCGATTTATAAAGCGGGCAAACTGGATAAGGTTGGGCTAGATCCATTAATGATTGGTGGGCTCATTGATGGAATCATTGATGCAGGTGTCCCAGAAGATTTAATTGTTGGCGTATCCCAGGGCTATAAATTAGCAGGCTATACACAAACCACTGAACGGAAGTTGGCAGCAGGTGAATTATTTCATGCAAATCAGAGAATGATGGCGTGGTGTGTGGGTAATGCTCGTGTTGAAGTTCGGGGCAATAATGCGCTCATCACTAAACAATCTAGTGGTAAATCAAAAATAGATCCACTCATTGCAACATTTAACGCGGTGAGTTTGATGTCGATGAACCCTGAAAGTAAATCAAAAATGAGTGATTTCACAGGAAAAATGATCATGGTTGGTATATGAAAAAACAGGGATTAATAAAGCGAACATTATTAAAAATGGCAGGTGCAGATCAATACGCTGACCAAAAGGTTCAAGCTGCATTAAAGATCGTAACAGATAGCTTTGGCACTTCTATGAGTGGACAAACGGTGACACTTGATAAATCTATGCGAGTTTCAACGGTTTGGGCATGTGTTAGATTGCTTTCAGAAACCATTTCAACAATGCCACTTAAGGTATATGAAAAAAAAGCAGATGGTTCACGCGTTGAGGCTAAAGACTCAGATCTGTATCGAGTTTTGTCAATTCAGCCCAATTTGATACAGACACCTACGAAGTTGCTTGAATTTCTTGTGGCCAGTTTGAGTATTAAGGGGAATGCGTATTTTGAAAAGAAGATGATTGGAAATCGTCTCATTAATCTGCATCCAATTTTGCCACAGGACATCATCAGCATTGACTTAGTGAATGGCAAGCTTCAATACAAATTTATGCGCAATGAAAAAGAGCAAATCAGAAATAGTGATCAGATCTGGCATATTCGCGGTTTTGGTTTAGATGGCATGCTGGGTTTAGATGTTTTTGATGTGGGGCGTGATGCCATTGGTGCTGCAATTTCATCGAGTGAAGCATCTTCGAACTTTTTTAAAGGTGGCATGACAATCAGTGGTGCTTTAACGGTTGATTCCATATTAACTGATGAGCAAAGGGAAGAGATTAAAGCGAGTCTTTCAAAATTTACGGGGTCTAAAAACTCAGGAAAACTGATGGTGCTTGAGGCGGGTATGAAGTACCAAGGCATCAGCATTAATCCTGAACAATCCCAATTGCTAGAAACGCGTGGTTATGATGTGGAAGAAATTTGCCGTCTCTTTAAAGTGCCACCGGTTTTAATTGGATACATGACAAAACAAAGCTCATGGGCATCTAGTTTAGAAGCACTGAATCAACAATTTTTAACATATACGTTATTACCCATATTAAGAAACATTGAGGAATCGATTGCTAAATGTTTAGTACGGCCAGAGGATCAAGGGCGATTGTTTGTCAAATTCAATTATGAAGGATTCTTAAGAGCGGACAGTGCTGCAAGATCTGCATATTACACACAGGCTGTGTCAAATGGTTGGATGAGTAGAAATGAAGTGAGAGAAAAAGAGGATCTACCAAAAATGGAAGGTGGTGATACTTACACAGTTCAATCTGCAATGATTCCGCTTGAAAAAGTTGGGGGAAATTATGAATAAATTATTAAAACTCGCAGAACAGCTTAAAGCGAGTAGTGAAGTGTCAATCAAAGCAAAAGAAATGTGGTCACCACTGGCAGCACAAAACTTATCAGACATTAATATTCTTGGTGAGATTGGCGATGATTGGGAATCAAGTGATACGACATTTGAGCGAGTGAATCGAAAGTTAGACATGGCTGCCGGTGCCGATGTTGTTGTGAATATCAATAGCTTTGGTGGCAGTATGTTTGAAGGTGTGGCGATTTATAATGCATTGCGTCAATACAGTGGAAAAGTAACTACAAAAATCATGGGTATTGCTGCATCAGCGGCATCATTAATTGCATTGGCTGGTGATGATGTTTACATGGCGGAATCTTCATTTTTAATGATTCACAATGCTTGGGTTTTCACATATGGCAATAAAGATGAGCTGCGAGAAACAGCCAATAAATTAGAACAATTTGATAACGCCATGGCGGACATTTATGCGCTGCGTATGGATATGAATAAAGATGAAATCATCAAAATGATGAACGAAGAATCCTATATTGGCGGCACGCAAGCGATTGAAATGGGAATTGCCACATCATTGTTTGAAAATACAGAATTGACATTAGAAGAAGATGGCGTGATTGCCGCACATAAAGTTGATCTTTTATTGGCCAAACAAGGCTTACCACGCTCTAAACGGCGTGAGTTGTTAGCAGATATTAAAAAGGGTACGCGTAACGCTGCCCAATCGAGTACGCATGACGCTGCTCAAAGAAGTGAATTGGCAAATGGTATTGCCGACTTATTAAAAGCATTTAAATCATAAAGGAATGATTGTATGAGTAAAGAATTAGAAATGTTAAATGAGCTTAAGGCGTCACTTGAAAACCGTGATTCAAAATTGAGTCAATTGGCTGAGGACGCATTGGCTCAGGCAAAGAAAAGTGGCACATTGAGTGAAGAAACAAAAGCATCTGTAGATAAGATGCTGGCGGATCAGAATAAAGATCGCATTCAATTGAATGCTTTAGAAGCAAGATTGGGTGAGGCTGAACAGTTGTTTGTTAATGCTGATTTTAGTGCCCGTTCAAATTCAGTGAAAGCGGCGAGTGATTTGTTGATTGAGTCTGATGAAGTGAAAGCATTTGCAAGTAAAGTGCGTTCAGATGAACGTGGCAGAATTAGTATTTCTGTACCTCGAGCCGCACTCATTTCATCTGATGTTGCTGAAGGTGTTATTGAGCCTCATCGTGTGCCTGGCATTATGCAACAGGCAAAACAACGTTTGTTTATTCGTGATTTAATCACACCAGGTAAAACAACTCAGCCTGCCATTTCTTGGGTTCAACAAACGGGCTTTACCAATAATGCTGCCACGGTGGCTGAAAATACCAAAAAACCTGAGTCAGAGATTGAGTTTGCAACAAAGCTCACCGGTGTGGCCACAATTGCACATTTGTTCAAGGCATCTAAACAGGTTATGGATGACTTTCCTCAATTAAAATCTTTAGTTGATGCAGAGTTACGTTATGGCTTGAAATATGTGGAAGAACAGCAGATTTTGTTTGGTGATGGTACGGGCGTTAATTTGAAAGGCATTGTGCCTCAGGCGACAAAATTCAAGGCTGACTTTAAAGCAGGCAAACATACCGCAATCGATGATATTCGTTTGGCAATGTTGCAATCTCAATTAGCCCGTTTACCTGCTAGCGGTATCGTGATGCACTACACGGATTGGGCAAAAGTGGAAACATTAAAAGATGATGTGGGCCGCTATATCTTTGGTAATCCATCGGCATTAGCGGTACCAAGCTTATGGGGATTACCTGTAGTTGAAACAGAAATTGCTGCATTTCTTGGTAAATTTTTAACTGGTGGTTTCGCAGGTGGTGCTCAAATCTTTGATCGTGAAGATGCCAATGTGGTGATCTCGACAGAGAACAATGATGATTTTGAGAAAAACATGATCACAGTTCGCTGTGAAGAGCGTTTAGCACTGGCATTGTATCGTCCTGAATCATTTATTCATGGTGATTTTACCCTCAGCGCATCAAGTGATTAACCAATAAGGGGCGATTTAGCCCCTTTCTTTTATAAGGTGAAATATGAAATTAAAGGCATTGAATACATTTTATGTGCAACATGAAAAACGAGTTGTTGCTGTAGATGATGAGTTTGAAACAACGAATGCACACGGTGAAGATTTAATCAAAAATGGGTTGGCAAAATTTTTAGAAGGTTCTGAAATGCCTGATCAGTTAGTGCCCGATGAAAGCAAAGCACTTGATGAGCTAAAGTTAAAAGTTTCAAGTCTTGAGGCTATTATTGCTGAAAAAGACACAAAGATTGCAGAGTTGCAATTGCAGTTAAATGACCTGAATGCTCAACTTACAACGGCTTTGAAAGCATCTGAAGCACCACAAGATGATGGTGAAGAACCAGATTCAGTGGATAAGCCTGAAGATGATAAAGCTAAGACTAAAGCCAAAACAAAAAATAAGTAGGTGATTATGATTGATTTAAGTGTTGCCAAACAACATTTACGTATTGATCATGACAGTGAAGATGAGCTGATTCAAATGCAGATTGAGGCGGCGATTGAATATGCTGCAAAGTATTTGAATCGTTCAATCATTGCACATGAGTATGACCGTAAAATGCAACAAGACATAGTCATTAATTCATCAATTAAAGCGGCAGTGCTATTGGTATTGGGTACTCTTTATGAAAATCGAGAAAATGAAATTGTTGGATCGATCACATCGCCGCTTAAATTTGGTACCAAAGCATTATTGGATCCATATCGGATTAAAATGGGAGTGTAATGAGAGCAGGGCAATTGAGGCATAGAATTACGCTACAAAATCAAACCATGTTAAACAATGGTTTTCAGGAAATTGTTTGGCAAGATTATCGAAAAGATGTGGCAGCTAAAGTAGAGCCACTAAGTGGCAATGCAGTGATTTCTGCCAATGCAGAACATTCTAAAGTGGTTGCACGTATCCAACTCCGTTTTGATGCGAAAATCACAGCAAAAATGCGTGTGATCTTTCGGGATGAACATTACAAAATTGCAGCAGTATTGCCAGACAATCAATCAGGATTGCAATGGCTAACGTTATTGGTTGAAAAAGGCATGACAACATAGCTCCGAAAGGGGCTTTTTTATTGGGTGTAATCAATGAAAATCAATGGTGTGGATGATATTTTACGTGGACTTACAAAATTAGAAAATGCAGGAAAGCTTAAAGCAGCTCGTTCTGCATTATTACAGTCCACAAATGTTGTGAAGAAATCGGCAGCAGCTAAAGCAAAGGCCATCGATGATCCATCGACAGCAAATGATATTTCTAAAAATGTTGTGGCTCGATTTGATAGGCAGGCATTTAGAAAAACGGGGAATGTAAAGTATCGAGTTGGTATTGCAGGTGGGGCGAAGCAAAATGGTAAAGGTGGTAAGGGCGGCGATACTTTTTATTGGCGATTCCTTGAGTTTGGTACTCAACATATTGCCGCACGGCCATTTTTACGGCCAGCGATTGATGAGAATAAGGCTGTTGCTGTGGATAAGTTTGCATCTGCAATTAAAAAGCAGATTGATAAGGTGAGTAAATGAACCAGCTTATTTTTAATCTTTTTTATCAAGATGATGAGCTTAAAAAACTATTGACACATAAAGGAATGCCTCAAATATTCAGTGGTGGATTGGCACCGTTGGGCGGGTCATTGCCATATGTGACGTGGCAAATCATTAGTAAAGTACCAACCCAAACAATGGGTAATAAAACAAAAAACAATCGTTCACGTATTCAGTTTGATATTTACTCGAGTGATGAACGTCAAGCATTGCAGATTCAAAAATTATTCAATCAACGCTTAGAAAGAATCGGCTATGTATTGCATAGTGCTGGGCCAATGCGTGAGCCAGAAACAAAGCATTACAGAATTTCACAAGATGTCAGTTTTATAACAGGAGATTTATATGAGTAAAGGCAGCAAAACAGAAGAGCGCGGCATTTGGACGCAAGGTACACAGTTGTATATGAAGAAGGCAACCGGTGAGATCGTTGAAATTAATGATGTAACAGCCATTACATTTCCTGAAGTCAGCCGAAATCAGATTAATGTGACAACCATTAAAGATAAATCCCATAAAAAGAAAATGGGGCTGGCTGATAGTGGTGAGGCAACATTTACAGTCATTTTAGATCCAAATGATGAAGGTCATCAATACTTAACGAATTTGGCAAATTCTGACACTGAAGAGCAAATGGAATACATCATTGGTTTAGATGATGGATTTGGTATTGATCCAACAGTTGATGAAGAGAAAGTGACGCTGCCAACAACGCGTACTTGGTATTCATTTGTTGGTGCATTAAAAGCGTTTAACCCAACTTTGGGTGAAGATGAAGTGGTTCGAAATGATGCCAAAATTGAGGTGTCAGGTAAGCCAAAAATGACTTTAAAGAAATCTATGTAGTGATTATCGCCCCAATTAAATAGGGGCTTTTTTATATGAGTTTTAGGGAGTTGAAATGAGATTAGAAGATTTATTGCTACAAAACCAGGTTGGGCAATCGCAAAAGCGCCAAATTATTGTGAAAACAGAGAATGGTGAAGAAACGGCCGATGTGTATGTAAAAATACTTTCATGCAGCGATGTCATGGATGGTGATGTCAAAACCAATAAAGAAGCGCTTTATAACAATGTGTCCAAAGCAATTTTGAATGAAAAAGGTAAAGAGATTTTTACCATTGAGCAGATTGCAGAATTGCCAGCATATATTTGGTTTCAGTTATTGGATTTATGTAATGAGTTAAATGTTACGGGAAAGATGAAACCCTAAGTAATGAAGATGAGTTATGGTGCGAACTGGTACTTATGGGTGTAGGTGGTCGCACCATTGCGGAAGCAAAAAGAAATTTAACCATTAATGAGTTTAATGTTTGGGTCGCATATATGACCAAAAAAGGCATGCTAGTTCCTGAGGCTAAACAAACGTCAAAGACTGACACTCAACTGTCGGGACAAGCCAAATTATTATTAACGCTTAATCCAAATACGGTGATTGAATGAGCAGCTTAGGTACATTAACAATTGATCTGATTGCAAAGACAGCTCAGTATACAGAAGGATTGAATAGAGCTGCTCGTCAAACCGAGCGTAATACACGTGAAATGCAACGATCTTTGCAGCAATTAGAGGCACAAGCAGAGGCAACACGTCTCGCATTTAAATCGACAATTGCAGGATTCTTATCTTTTCAAGGTGCGAAGTCATTAATTGATATTGGTGACAATTATAAAGCAATGGCAGAGCGCGTTAAGATGGCCACCAATAATCTTGAGGAATATGATTATGTTCAACAAAGATTATTGAAATCAACAGAAACGTCATTTCGATCGTTGGCAGAGGCTCAAGAACTATTCATTGCCACAAGTGATAATTTGCGTGGTGGATATGGTTATTCCTTAAAAGAATCCTTAGATATAACAGACAGCTTAAGCTTTGCATTTGTGCGAAATGCAACAGCAGCTGATAAGGCAGCGTCTGCAATCAATGCTTATGATAAGGCTTTATCAAAAGGTAAGGTCAGCGCTGATGAATGGCAATCAATTTCAGGGGCCGCTGGTACCATTGCACAAAATATTGCGGATGCTGTTGGTAAAACGGCTCAAGAAATTGATAGGCTTGGGCATAGCGGTAAATTAGCAATTGAGCAGTTAAATGAGGGGCTAAAAAAATCTAAGCAGGATAATGAAGATGCTGCAAATTCCATGGTGAATACTGTTAATGATGCATTGACGATCATGAGTAATAAATTCCAAGCATTTTGGGGTGAATTTAATCGTGAGACTGGTATTACATCAGGTGTTGCCAATAGCATTATTTTTCTATCTGATCATTTAAAATATGCCGAAGGCATGATCTTATCGTTATCTGCGGTGATTGTGGGTAAATTGTCAGGTGCTTTAGCTGGATCAGCAATTGCTACAGGTCGTAGTGCATTGGCATTTTCAGCGGCAACCATTGAGGCTAACCGCTATCAGGTGGCATTGGCCAGAATGTCAGGGATGTCAGCAGCAGCTGCAAAAAGCCAAGTTGCATTGGGTGTGGCCACAAGAGGTGCAAGTGCAGCAATGGGATTGCTAGGTGGTCCAGCAGGCTTAATTACGATTGCAGCTATGGGATTGGTGTATTTTGCAGGATCTGCAGAACGTGCATTTGATGAAACCATTAAGTTATCGAATTCATTTTTGGGGCTCAAAGAAGATCTTGAGAGTTTGACAACAGCTCAGGCACAAAATGAATTGTTGAATCTGCAAAAACGCTATCAAGAAATTGCAGTTGAACAAGCAAAACTCATGGATCGTAAGAGTGAGCTTGAAAATCAACTTGAGAAAATGGAGGCAAGAAAACAAGCCAGCTTAAAGCGTGGTGGGAAAGGATTCAGTGATTTAGATAAAACCAATTTTAAGAAGATTTCGAATGAACTCATTTCTATTAATGCGCAAACCGATACACTTCAAAAAACATTAGGTAAATTATTTGAATTAGAAACGGATTTAATTCAGGTTAAAAATGGTAGTTATAGCAAACAGTCATCTGTTATTACTGAAAAAGAATTAACACTTGCGGGCAAAGCTTTAGAATACTATGAAAATATCAATAAGCAGATATTTATGCTTAAGCATACAGGATCTGATGCCGAATTGTTGTACCAAAGGCAATATGGATATTTAAAGGATATTGAAGACGTTGAATATCAGAGATTGTTACTTAGGCAGCGCGAATATGATACAGAATTGCTATTGGCCAACAATCAAAAAGACCTCAATGCCATTCTCACTGAAACTAAAGAGAAATATGACAATATTGGGAAAAGTGTCAAAGAAATAACATTGGCAAGGGCAATTGATAAAGGGGCGACTGAAGAGCAAATTCAAGATTTGACAAAATGGCTGACAGCCATTAGTAGCGCACCAAAATCAGGTGGTAAAACAGCCTTAAATTATTTTGATGATAAGCTTAAATCGATCAATGAAGAGATTTATAAAATGAAGTCTCTGAATGAAGGTTTGAGGTTATTTGGTGGTGAAAGCCAATATACGGCTGTCAGTGACTTGACTAGAGAATTTAATAATCAGCATAGCGTATTGGCAAAAATTAGCGCTCAGCAGCGTGATGTATTGATGATGCAAGCTCAGGAGCTTGATAATCAAAAGCAAATCAATGCGATTATGACATTGAGTCATGATTATGCGAATAATTTTGAGGATATGTACTTTGAATTAAGTCTTATTGGCCAAACTAAGCAAGCCATTGAAGAGCTGACATTTGCACGCGAAATGGAGAAAAGAGTCAAAGAGCTTAGCATTGGCATGAGTCCAGAAAATTTAGAAGCCATGCAAAAAGAGATGTCTAAAATCATGGCTTTGAGAGATGAATATAATGCTTTGAAAAATGCTATTGATAACAATCCAATGGCGGGTATCAATGAAGGTTTTAAAAGATATTTTGATGATGCTGGTACTGTACGTGACCAATGGGCGGATGCAACTCAAACAGCATTTAATGGCATGTCGGATGCATTTTCAAGGTTTGCAAGTGGTACCAAAGTAGATTTTAGACAAATGACGGTCTCTATTTTGCAAGATCTTTCACAAATATTAATTAAGGCGGCGATTGTAAATAGTTTAAAAAATGCAAGTGCGGCTGGAGGTTTTTGGGGGTCTGTTGCCAGTGCATTTGGTTATTCTGGTGGTGGTTATACTGGGGCTGGTGGCGTTCATGAGCCTGCTGGGATTGTTCATAAAGGCGAAGTGGTCTTTTCACAACGTGATATTGCCAAGTTTGGGGGTGTAGCGGCAGTTGAACGTATGCGTTTACGTGGCTATTCTAATGGGGGCATTGTAGGTGGGTCGGTAGTCAATCAGAATTATCACCAAAATAGTAATCAGCCTCAGCCCATTTCCATTGTGGTTAATGTTGCAGAAGATGGATCTACAGAGGTGATTGATAACAGTGCCGGCAAGGCTTTAGATAGACAAATTGAAGTCATTGTGAAGCGAGTGATTGCACGAGAAAGTAGACCAGGTGGTGGACTGGCTAAAAGATAATTAGTATATTCTCATTTAGTATTTATATTGACAAAATTGAGGATGTTATGAAAAAAATATTAATTACTATAATGCCATTATTATTAACTGGATGTGTCACTACTGAAACTGTCGAATTATCAAATGAATTTAATGAAAAAGATGCTGCATTTATCTATAAATCTGGGAAAAATACAATTAAAGGAAATGCTTTTTTACGCCAAAATAGTGGTAATGTTGTGACATGTGCTGGTAATGATGTGATGTTAATACCCGTTACAGCATATTCACAAGAGAGAATGGGTCATATTTATAAGCTAGAAGATGTAGGTTTTTTACCAATTTATAATAGTAAAATTACATTTAATAATGATAGTAATGACTATAAGTCTATGATCAAAAATGTTAAATGTAACTCGGATGGACAGTTTGAGTTTAATAATGTTGCCAATGGTAATTACTATGTCATAGCTTATGTTATTTGGAAAGCCGGTAGCTATCAGGGCGGATCTCTTATGAAAAAAGTAAGTGTTAAAAATGGTAGTATAGAAAAATTGATTATGACTTTATAATTTTTTTTAAAATTACAAAAATACTCAATTAAATGGCAGATATTATTTATGTGCAATTATGTAATCCATGATGATTTAATTAGTGTGTAGCTAGTATATGATCTTGCTTTCACACAATCATATAGATATAGTTAGCAAAATTTATGATATATGGATTATATAAATGTCAATTAAATATGATGATGGCGGAGCAAATGCTATACGAGGTTTTAATTATCAAAAGGCAGTAATTGCATATGTCGCAATTTGTAATTGGAATGAAAAAGATTTTTATATTATTCCTGAAAATAAAGAAGATATCGAAGTTTATAAGCAAGGAAAAATAGCATATATTCAAGTAAAAAGTTCTTCACTTAGTATTAATAAGCTCAAGGCAAGCTCAAAAGATAACGGTTTGTCTATTATTGCAAAATTGATTCAAAAAGAGGGCGATGGAAAATTCAAAATAGCAACAACAAATACATTTTCTAAAACAGACTTTAAGAAGTTAATTGAAGATCAAGGAGACTTTTGCGAACACGGTATCTATAAGTTATCTGAAGATCAAAAAACTTTAATTAAAGAAGAGTTAAAGAAAGGAGGAGCATTTACAGATGAGTTTATAGAAAGCAGAATTGAACAGGTATATATAATGATTAGTATGTTTTCGAATGACCAAATGAATGCTACCACAAGTTTACTAGGGCTCATGTCTCAGAAAGGGTGTAAGGTTGATGGTGCTATGGGTAGTACATCTTTGAATGAACTTTTTTCACAGATTGAGGCGAGTAGTGAAATTAATCATAAACACTTAGATGATCCTGCTATCAATAAAAAAATAATTAAATCAGAAGATTTGAGAACAATTTTTCATGCTGTAGTGAATGATAATCATATTAGAGGCCTGAGACAGGTTTTTCTAGATGATTGTGCATTTAATCCATCTGACCATAGCTTAATAAGTCGATACTTTTTAAGTATAAAGGTGAAATATCGGTATGAGTTATATAGTATAAAACATAAGATTAATGATCAACTAAATAGTAGTCTTGCAGACCTGAACTCATTTTTTGATCCAAATAGTGATTTTAAGCTGTTAATTGATAATTTATATCAGAATGTGGCAAGTACTGAGATGGAAACAGCAGTGAATTATAGTTTAGTATTGCATGCATTAGCAGAAATAGCTGTAGAAAGGGGGTATGGGTAATGTTTTTTACTAAGTTTGTCATTATTGATCTAAAAAAACAAAAAGCGAATAGTTTCAGTTTTACTAATGGCGTGAATATTATTACAGCCACTATTAATAAAGGTGGTAAATCATCGGTTCTCAAATCACTATATTATACTCTTGGAATTGATCAAAAAAACTTTAAACCAGAGTGGAATTATCGAGATATGATATTTTTGCTCCATTATCAGCATGATCAGGGTAAAGGGGTCATTGCGCGTAAAGATTCTAATTTTTATATTGGGAGGGATGTTAGCTCGTTGGAAGTTAAAAATAATAAAGAATATTCAACATGGTTTTTAGAACTAATGAATATGAAAATTAAAGTTCCTTTTAAGAATAGTAAAGAAAGACAATCAATTTATGCATCAACACTTTGGGCACTTTTTTATGTTGATCAAGATACATCATGGTCAGATGGCATATATAAGAAGACAATTAATCGTTATATGTATGGAAAAGATATTTTCCCTAAGGAAATATTGGAATATTTATTAGGGTTAAAAAGTATATTAAATCTTGATAAGAAAGAACAGTTGGAGAGTGAGAAAAAGAGGTATGCATCCAATAATGTAAGAATTTCTACCCTAAGTGAACTCCAATCCGCATTCATTACAAATCATGTATCATCTATCGATTATAATGAAGAAATAATAAAAAAGAATATAACTTCATATTTGAAATTGGCAGCTCAGTTGAATAGTAAAATAGCAGATTTTCAATCTCATTTATATGCTAATCAGGTAAAGTTGGATTCTCTAAATCTTGAAAAAAGAGAGTTAATTGATATAGTTAAGCAGAGCAATATATTATATAAAGAATACGGTAGCGGAATGTGTAAATCTTGTAAGACTTTACTAAGTGATAAGCATATAAATGATCGTATTGCTTTAGATTCTAATGTGATCGCTATAAAAGAAATGATTATTGGTCTGGAAAGGTCAATAGATGAATTAGAGAAAAAAATTGAAAATTATAAAATTCAACAGATTTTTACGCAAAAAGAATATGCCAAGATTACGGTTCTGCTGAAAGAGAATAAAGAGAAACTCTCTATTCATAGTTATATTCAAGAAAATGCTAACATTCAATTAAATGAAAAGTATTTCAATATTCTTGAAAATCTTAAAAATATCAGTAAGAAATCAGAATTAGTTATGGAAAGATTAGGTCAAGAAATAAAGACAAATGAAGGTAAAGTAGCAGAGCATTCAGCAAAGGTGAAGAGTGATTTTTCATCATATCTATCAACTTTTTCCCAACAGTATTCGATTTCACTTGTAGCAAATGATAAACGATTTCTAGAGTTTTCAGAAATGAAAAATAGTGGGAGTTCATTTATCGAGTTATACGTTCTTTATTATATGGTATACGCTAAGCTTTTAATATCGCATAGTATTATTAATTTACCTTTTGGATTTGACACAGTCGTAAAAGATGATCTTACTGATGAGTCTATTAAAAATATTTACAGGTTAATAGAAAGTGTTTTATTTACATCAAATCGTCAAATATTCTTTGTAGCATTAGAAAATAGAATCCCTTATTTTAAAGATCAAGATATACTGAATATCATAAAAGTAGATCAAAACCGTGAAGAAGAAACGGATGAGTGGATATTATCAGCAGCTATCTATAATAAAAAAAATATTCAAGAAATTATTAAAGGTATAGATATAGCATTAGGATAAATTTACGCAATATTTAAGCTACTAAAAGGTAGCTTTTTTATTTCCTAGAAGACAAAGAGAAAAGTATGAATTACGAAACATTTAAGTGGATCCCTTTGGTAGAAGCCGAAGAGGAAATTGAGCCTTTGATTGATATTATCCAATTAGGGGATGGAGTAGAGCAGCGGCAAGCAAAGGGGCTGCGTAGGTATCGGACACTATTTAACGACCAAAAATTTATATCAAATGAAGCGGAGATTGATGAAATCGCCGCTTTTTTAATGCGCCATTTAACCCAACCTTTTTATTACAATATTGGTGGTAAGCGGTATCTAGTGCGTAAAGATGGTCCATTTAAAATTATCCGAAAAGGTGCAGACATTGCAGAATTAACAGCATCATTTGTCGAGGTGGTGAGATGATCAGTAATGCAGTGAAGGCTAAGCTTGATGAAGTAGAACAGGGCGCTTGGGTTGATTTGTATGATTTAGACATTACGCGCATTAATGACCATGGCGGCTCAAATCATTTCTATTTTTGTAACGAATTGAATGAAAAGAATGAGTCAGTCATTTGGCGAGGTCAAAAATATATGGCCATTCCCATTCAAATTGAAGGGGTAGAAGTCAAAAGCGATGGACCGAGCAACCGTCCTACATTAACGATTGGTAATGGTGCGGGTTATATCACAGGAATTCTGAATCAGTATCGTGGATTAGTGGGCGCAAAAGTCACACGTTATCGTGTGCCAGCTCAATTTTTAGATGCCATTAATTTTATCGATGGTAATGATCATGCCAATCCTGATGAATACCAAGATCAAAGCTATATCATCAATGCTGTTCAGCATAATAATAAATATGCCTCTTTTACATTGGCGATTCCAAGTGAAACAGACGGGGCGATTATCCCACATCGCACGATCTATGCGACTGTTTGTCCGTTTCGATACCGTGGTGAAATGTGTGGATACGATGGTTGGGCTATTGCAGATGAAAATGATTATGCAGTGCAGCCGCATGAAATTGAAAAAGATAAATGTAGTAAGAGATTGAGCGGGTGCATGGCGCGATTTGGTGTTAATGGTCAATTGCCTTTTGGCGGGTTTCCGATGGCCGATAAAGTGAGTGGTGGGTAATGAAAGAGATTTTAGAGCATTGTCAGGGTGATGAAGAAAAGGGCGGCATTGTTATTGGTGGTGAATTTATTGCATTAAAGAATATCGCCAAAGATAAAGCAAATAACTTTGAATTTAAGTTAGACAATTATAATTTTGATCGAATAGAAGCTGTGGTTCACAGTCATATTGGTGACCATCCTTATCTTTCAAAGTTTGATCGGTTAGCACAAATAGAAACAGGTTTAGATTGGTGGATTGTAGCCAATGGCAAGATCCATAAATACAAATGCGTTGATCTTCTTAGAGGGCGTGAATTTGAATATGGCAAATATGACTGCGGTACTTTAATCGAAGATGCTTACAGTTTATGTGGAATCAATTTAAAGCACTATAAGCGTAAATCAATAGAAGAAGATGAAGCAAATAGCGTAATTATTGAAAGATTGCCAAAACTTGGATTCTATCAAGTATCAGAAGCTCAAGCCGGTGACGTCATTGCAACAAGCATGGGTGGTCATCCTAATCACTTAGCGCTTGTTCTAAATAATGAACGTATTTTACATCATGTGGCCGGGCAGTTTTCACGCGTGGTTGCATATGGTTCAGTTATGCAAAAACGTACGCATTCAATTTGGCGCCATAAAAAGTGGCAACCCAGAATGATTGAAGCAATTGATTATGATTTGGAGGCAAGTGATGAAGAAAGTCACATTTAAATTTTATGGTGCATTGCGTAAATTTGGCAAAGAATACACTTTATATGGTAGTACTGTGAATGAATGCATGCGCTCTCTTTGCATTCAGATCAATGGTCTGAAAAAGCATATGAAATATAAAAAATATAACTTAAAAGTAGGGCGGCGAGATGTTGGCCAAAATGAGTATATGGATGGAATTAATGCAGATAAAGACTTGGTTGTGCGTGTTATTCCTATCATTCACGGTGCCGGTCCCTTTGCCTTGGTGGCAGGCGCTGCATTAGCTGCATTGAGTACAACAACTCTGGTATCAGCGGCAGTGGGTGCAGTGCTGTTGCAAATAGGTATTGGCTTAATGTTATCGGGTGCAGCCGCTTTACTCACTAAGCAGCCAAAGTTTAATCAAAATCACCAAGGTGTAGAAGACTCTAAGTCATCATCATTTAGCAACTTATCTAATATGGTTGGGCAAGGTAAACAGGTGCTGCGTGTGTATGGTGAGATGCTTGTTGCAGGCTATACAATTTCACAAGGTTTAGCCAGCCGTAGGATCTCATCAGGTGTTGATATTAATAGTGTGCAATCAGCTAATTACACCAGAAAAAATATTGCATTAATTGCGTCAAAAGACCCTAAAGGCATGACGTATAACATTGATCGAAATTGTGACTCAGTGCGCAATGCAGCGGTAAATATTCAAGTAAAGTGGAGTTAATATGGGTGGTAAATCCGGTGGTGGCTCAAGATCGCCACGCATTGATAAAAATACATTAAATTCAGCTCAGAAATTAAAGATTATTGATTTAATCAGTAGTGGTGAGATTTCAGGTTTTATTCATGGCAATGATTATCCGCTTAAATCTGTTTATTTGAATGATACGCCAGTACAAAATTCTGATGGTTCAATGAATCACGCGGGTGTTCAGTTTGAATTTAATAAAGGCACACTAGAGCAAGATTATTTGCCAAGCGCAGCCTCTGTTGATAATTCTGTCAGTGTAGGTGTGGAAGTTGAAAAGAAGAATCCCATTACCCGTACCATTACGAATCAGCAAATCACAAGTGTACGTGTGACAGTGGGTGTTGACTCATTAATGCGTTCAACACGTGAAGGTGATCAGTTGGCCACATCAGTTGATATGAGTATTCAGATTGTTAAAAATGGCCAAGTACATGCCTCACAACACATGCATTTAAACGAAAAAGGCAATCAACCGTTTAGAGTTGATTATGTGTTTTCAGATTTGCCCGCGGCGCCTTTTGACATTAAATGCATTCGTTTAACTGCGGATTCCAATGATGATATGTTGAGAAATAAAACGTATTTTTTCAGCTATGTTGAATCCATAGATAGTAAGTTAAGAATGCCTGGATCCGCCGTGGCAATGCTACAAATTGATTCTCAGCAGTTTGGTAGTAGTAATCCGACACGTAACTATGGGGTCAAAGGTTGCATTGTGCAGGTGCCATCTAATTATGATCCGATTAATCGAACGTATTCAGGGCTTTGGGATCGTTTATTTAAACCAGCATACACGAATAATCCCGCATGGATTTTGTATGATATTCTCACCAATCACGAGTGCTTTGGGGATAAGTTTAAAGATTACCGAATTGATATTGATCGTTTGTACGAATTGTCGAAATATTGTGACGTTCTTGTTGATGATGGGAATGGCGGTAAAGAACCTCGATTTGTGTGCAATATGGTGCTCTTTGGCAGTGATGCCTCGACCGTCTTAGATAATATTTGTTCTGTTTTTCGTGGCACATACTCAAATGCCAATAATCATTTTACAGTACAGTTTGATCAGAAAAGTGATCCCGTGGCTGTTTACAATAATTCATCTGTAGAGAATGGTGAATTCAATTATTCATATGTACCATCTACTGAATTATTTAATCAGGTGAAGGTTGAATACATTGATAAACATGATGGCTGTCGTACAAAAATCGATGAAGTATCAGATGAGGCGAACATTGCAAAATATGGATTAAAATCTACATCCATTACGGCGTTTGGCTGTACAAAACGATCATATGCATTGCGTTGTGCGAAATGGAATTTGGTGACGGCATTAACTGAAAATGAAACGGTCACATTCATTGTGGGTGCTGCTGGCATTCGCCATGAGCAACATGACATTATCAAAATTGCAGATAATGACTACGCAGGCGCACAAATTGGCGGTCGTATTGAGTCGGTTAATGGCAATACAATCACTGTAGATCGTGAATTAAAGAATGTTAAAGAGTTCATGATTAATGTTGAGGGCGCTGTTAAAACCTTTAAAGTCATGAAAGTGATTGATGCTAAAACCTATCAACTAGATGGTGCGGTCAATTCTGTTGATTATGCACAGTTTGTTGCGACATTAGATAATGTAGAGCCACGCTTATTTCGCTGTATTCATATCGAAGAAGATAGTGATGTGAATAAATACACGATCACAGCAATTAAGCATAATCCACACAAAGAGGCGATTGTTGATAAAGGTGCCGCTTATATCGAGGGTAAATATTCAGTATTAAATGCCTTGCCACAGTTGAGTAATGGTGTTGTGAATACCAATGGCAGAGCGCTGATTCTAAGATGGGATAGTTTAGAAACAACAGGCTCTGTAAATAAGTACATTGTGCATATTTATAAAGGTGTTGAATTAATTCAGCGATTAGAAACTAAAGAAACGTCTATTAAGTTAGTCGGATTGCCGCAAGGTAATTACACGGCAAGAATACGTGCCATTAATGAAATGGGGCAACATAGTGAAGAGCTTCATATTTCATTCAGTACCACGTATGAGATTACAGGTTTGAGACACATCCCAATCGTTTTTGGCTTAAATCTATATTGGGAAGTACCATCGCTTTTAACAACAGAAGCATATACAGAAATATGGTGGTCACAAAGTGAAGATAGAAGTAAAGCAACTTTAGCGGCCAAAATGCCATATCCACAGAATACCTATACAGTTAGTAATCTAGGGATTAAAGATGGCCGTTATTTCTGGTTTCGCTTAGTCGATTTAGATGGTAATCAGGGCGAATTTACACGTGCGTTCTATGCTGAATCATCCAATGACTCAACGAGCATTATTGAGATGATTCGCGGGAAAGTAACGCTTAAAGAGTTATCTGATGATGTTGCAACACATATCATTGAGGATACTTTAAAAGAAGCACGTCAAGACATGCAAACATTGATTGATCAATCAACTGTGATTAAAGCAATTCAGAAAAAGGCTGATCAAGCATTGGCTGAAGCTAAGTTATTAGAGTTTTCTAAAGCGACAGAAAGCCAAGTAGTGTTTGCAGAAACTGCCATTAATCGCGCTATTGTTGAAGCCAATCAGGCAGAAATTAATACTTTTAAAAAGACCACAACTGATCAGTTATCCGCACAATCACGTGTGATTGAGGGCTTAAAGTCAGAGGTGAATAATAGTATTAAATCTTCAATTAATGAGGTTAAACAGACAACATCTGATAATTTGCAAGCTCAAGCCCAATCTTTAGCTAATTTAAAATCAGAAGTCGATCAGAATATCAAAGCATCTTTAGATGACCTTAAAAAAACCACCACAACTAAGCTAAATGCGCAGGCAAAATCAATCAGCACGTTAAAAACCGAGGTTAATAAGAATCTTAATGCATCCATAAATACTGTTAAACAAACAATAGCAGGCGTGGATGGAAAGGTTAAGTCGCAATACACATTGACAACAACTGCTATGAGTGGTGGTAAGAAAGTTATTTCTGGCTTTACGAGTTTGAATGATGGGAAAACTTCGGAATTCATTATACAAGCTAATAAATTTGCGATTGTAAATCAAAAAGACGGCTCGACTAAAATGCCATTTATTTTATGGCAAAACAAGTTAGCCCTCGATGGTGATTTAATTGCAAGTGGAACAATCAAAGGTGAGTCGCTAGTTGCAGGCGCAAAATTGAAAGCACCTGTGATAGAGGGAGGAACATTAAACATTAATCGAAAATTTATAGTCTCTAGCAATGGAGATGTAACAATCAGAAGTGATCCTGCTAAAAACGTTGGCTTGAGAATCACGAGTGAGCGCATTCTTGTGTATGACAACAATGGTATCGAGAGAATTAGAATAGGGAAGTTATGAGGTTATGAAAAAACTATTTAAAAGAATCAAGCGATGGTGGATGAGAATGTTTGATATTCAAGTGAAAGATAAAAATGGAAAAGTGATTAGCCAAATTGGTGATGTTGTTGCCTTTGATAAAGCGATTGAGCTTAAAAAAGGGCAAAGTGTTAGCGTCGATATCAGCATTGAAAAAGGTGAATTTATTTTCACCTCGTTTCGAGAAGTTGATGCGTGGGATTTTTGGAAAGAACGCGTATCAGTTAATGGTACTGTTGTGACAATCACTGCTGTTTCAGATCATTTAACGGTAATGAAGGGGAAATTCTAATGTATGGCGTTCAATTTAGTAGAGAAAGTGGATTAAGAACATTAAATGATGGTGGTGTGGTTTTTGAATATTACAAAGTACCTTTAAAATATACATGGTCAATTTACGGCACAGGTAATGATTACAAATCAGCAGTGACAGAATTCACGATTCCAAAAGATATATTGAAAAATGCAGCGATTGCCATAGAAGAAGGTAGCATTATTTCATGGAATCATAGAGATGCTAGTAATAGCTTATTGCGTGTTGCTACGCTTGATCAGTCTAAACCAGCAAAAGTACATCTATTTAAGCCATATGAAGGATGGGTGAATAACGAAGAGTATGGCATTAATATTCGTAATGATCAGCAAAAATTGATTTATAACTCATCGTTAAAAACGGCTAAGGTTATAGGCTATATAAGTAAATTTAACCCAAAACCAATGTGGTATCGCTCGATTGATAAAGTCACTAAGCTGGCATTTGTTCAGGTTGGTAATGATTTGTCCCATCGATATCGTTCAGGGGTTTTAGATTACAGTAAAGCATCGTTAATTGAATGTGCTGGCACGCATGTTGCAGTTAAGCAAAATGCATTCATTCAACCACCTCCTCGGAATGAATCAGACAACTATTGGCGCTCTAATTATGATGTTTTATGGTTTATCTTAGATATTAGTGATTTATGA